GCCAGCGTCAGCCTGGCTCTTATCGTATCCGACCGCCTGCCGCAGTTTACCCATAATAGGATAACTGCTCTTATTTGAGCCGTTTAGAGCGCGTTCCAGCTTAGCATAATGCCAATCGTCCAGCACGTGCTTAGCGTAAGCCTGGCCGCCAGGAGCCTGAGACCGGATACCCTCTTTAATGGCTTTCTGGGACTGATATGCCGCAGATTTCAGCGCCGAAGACACCCATTTCGGATGATTCTCGGCAACATATTTCAAAAACGGCGTCGCCATATCGTCATATTCAATCCGGATATCCAAGGTCATCACCCCCACATATTTCCGTAGTCAATTGCCGATTCGTGCATCAGGAACCGCAGACGCCAGACAGCGCCAGGATTATGCTGCTCGATGCTCATAAACGTATACGTTGTACCGTGATATACGATTTCATCACCCGCGTGCGGATCCGTGACGCCTTTTTCCGCATCGTCAAGGACGGTAAAGGACGCATCGCCGTAACTGCGGCTTTTGTCATGCGCGTTACGGGATGTATCGTTCGTACCGATTTCAGCGATAACCTGTATATTCAGCTGCCTGCCTTGCGTCTTATACACGGCCGCTTCACTGACATCATCGAATAAATCACCGATATCGTCCTTCATCCAATCTTCAAGGCTCATTACTTACGACGGCCGACCGTCGCTTTCGGGTCGACCGGAGGCAGGCCCTTTTTCGCAGCGGTAGCATGTTTTGCACCGCCTGCTTCCACTTCCGTGTCAAGGCGGACAACGTCGCCGTCTGCTACCGTGTCAAGGCGGACAACGTCGCCGTCTGCTACGCGAAGAATTTCTTCGCCTTCCGCAGCCGATACGCCTTTGACGAGTGTGCCTGGACCGTAATCCGTGCCGTTATAGCGAAGTGTAAATTTTTTAACGAGTAAATCCATAATGTCCTCCCAAAAAGGAAATGGCATCGCGATTCACGACACCCTCACTGTACTTAGTATGCTTTCAGCGTGTACCAGTCGTCGACGCAGTCCGGTTTCACGACGCAGCGAGTAGCGAGACGGATTTTCTTCGTGTCGCTGTTGACGTCGTCCCAGACCTTCGGTACATAAGCGCCTTCATAGGTGTGGAAAGCCCCGTCCGTTTCGAGCTGTGTAACAGCACCAAAGAGCTGAGAACCGATGTTTTTACGGGCCATGATAACGTAACCATCCGGAATGTACTTCTGGAGTTTACCGGATTCATCTTCATACACGCCGTCATATGCGTATACCTGGAGGCCATTCATATCGAGAAAAGCGCCGACGTTCGTGACCGCTTCGCTTTCGATGCGCGGTGCAAACGTTGCGACTTTCAGCTGATCAGACGGACGAAGCAGGTATTTCAGGAGATCTTCGTTTTTCAGCATGTAGCTGATAGTCTTAGACGTCGTGATAAGGACAGAAGGCGCATAGCCGCTGTCGGTTGCTACGGTTTCATACATGTCTTTCAGGCAGCCGTAAATATCTGCGGCCGTGTTGCTCCACATATCGGTACCGGACAGCGTCTTTTTGTGCGTGAATTCGCCAAAAGAAACGTTGTCGATGATGCTGGTAGCGCCGTCGGCAGTCGTGCCGGAAACGGTAAAGCCCGCGTTCAGCATGGTCTGCACGGCCATCCATTCGATACGACGTACGTTCATATCCATCAATTCGGAAATATCGCGTGCGGCCAGTTCCTGTTCACGGTCTGCCGGAGTACGGGACGAGATGACGGATTCGCCAAAACCGCGTTTTTCGATATCGCCAATCGTGGTGACACGGGCCGGCGCCATCATCGGCGGAGTGTACTGTTTCGTAATAAAGCCGTCACGAGCGACATTAGCGGCGCCGCCATTACGAGATACGAACGGAGCCATCTTACGAGAGCCTTTCCGGTAATCCATCAAGACGGATTCGCTGGCAAATGTCTGTTCACTGCCAAAGAACGTATCGCGAAAAAGCGTAGTCGGGCGATACATACGGTCAATAGCCTGGAGAAGCTCAAAGGTATTGGTGTAGTCGAGTGCCATTTTCTATAACCTCCTAGTGATTTGCAGTAAGGTAAATGTTGTGGAGGACAAGGTTGTCTTCCTGTTTTGCGCGAGTATCGGAGCTGCCAAAGATAAGTTTGTCGGCGTTGAACATACCGGCGACATAAGCTTCGGTGACGACGTCATCTTCGCCGGAAGCGTCGACGTCATTAATCAAAATAGCACAGCCGGTCTGCGAACCGTCTGTCTTAGAGCTGTCTGCCGTGGTGTATTTGCCGCTGGCCGATACTTTGCCGAGGACTGTACCGCGCTTAAGAGCACCAGCACCGGCAACAATGGTTACACCTGCCGTCAGAAGATGAGGATAGGTGCCGCCGATAAGGCCGTCAAAATTCTGCGAGCTTACGTTCTGTACCAATTCAGCCATTATTTTCTACCTCCTACCTGAGCATTAAGCTTGTCAAGAAACGCTTTGCGTTCTGCCTCGTCCTGGGCGCCGTTATCGGTGACCGCGCCGCTTTTTACATCATTGACGCCGCTGTTGACGTTGTCGTCAATGAGATTCTGCATAAACTGCTGGCCGGCATTAACAGGATCCTTAGCGGGGATTGCTTCTTTCGCCGTATCGACGAAGAACTGAATGTCTTCCGCCGTCTGGCCAACTTCTTTGGCGTGCATTACGATTTTATGCACCTGTTCAGAGCCGTCGTCCAGGGCATCGAGGGCGCTCATGCGAGCACGTTCGCCAGCGATGGCTGCGTTACGGATTTCTGCTACCTGATCGCCGTGATTCGCTTCCAAATCGGCGACTGTTACTTTCTTATCGTCCATTTTCGTATCTCCTTTGTTGTATTTTACTAAAATACGTTTCATTTCACTTACGTCGTTTACCGCAAAGTTCACAAAGCGCTGATGATTGAAGTCAACGCAGTGCGGTGCGCTGTTTTGTACGTCGGTATAGAGCATACCCGTCGCAAAACCTTTATCGATGGCCGTCTGTACGCTCATGTACGTTTCTGCGTCCATCAGGTCCGACAGCTCTTTACGGTCTTTACCGGTACTGAGTTCATAAGCGTTCAAAATAGAGTTTTTGATTTCGTCAAGAACGTCGGCGGTGTGCCGCAGGTCCGAGGCATAGCCACTAACGCCGGTAAGCGGATTATGGACCATAAAAACGCATCCCGGAGCCAGCTTGCGTTCCTCGCCGGCCATAAAAATAACGGTTGCAGCACTCATGACTTTCGTATCGCCGACGGTTGTGACGTGACCACCGTTCGCGCGGTGTTCCATCAGCGCGTTATAGATGCCGGTACCGGCATAAACGCTGCCGCCGTAGCTGTCGATGGTGACCGTCAGGTTCTTACCCTCATAGTCAGCCAACTCCTGGCGGAACGCATTCGGCGACGCACACGGCAGGTCGAGCCATTCATACAGCCAGGCCTGTTCATCGTCGACGATGTCGCCGCTGATGCGGAGCGCTACGTTATCCGGCTCGGTTTCGCTCGACGCAAAATTCCAGAATTTCACTGTTCATTTCCTCCTTCTGCCGGATTCGCCGGCCCTGTATTCGGTGCGGCGGGACCTGTATCCGCTGCCGTCTGTCCGTTGCCATTAATCGACGGATACGTCGGCAGTTTGTGCGCCGACAAGCGGCTGTTTTCAATCGCCAGACGCTCAATATTTTCATCCCAGCTGGTCCCCGTCATTTCAGCCGCTTCTTTTTCACGGGTGCTGAGTCCAAAGAGGATACGAAGCTGTGCGCTCTGCGCTTCTTTGACCGGGTCGAGGACACCCATGACCGGGCCGAACCATTCCGAATTACACCACGCGGCGCGCTTAACGGGATCGCTGAAAAAGCCCGGCGCCTGAACGCGGCCGCGGACAATCGCTTCCGTCAGCCATGCCTCATAGACAGGCTGGCAAAAATCGCGGGAGAACCACGTCCGCCGCATCTTGAACTCGCTCCAAGCCTGGAGCAGTGCGGCACGGCTTGCGGTGTAGCTGGAATTGAAGCTCTTCATTAAGACTTCGTACGGAATGCCCAGGGACGCGCCGATTTGCTTCGTCAGCTCTTTCACGAAGGGCTCGAAGGTCGACAGCGACCGTTGTGGATCCACAGCGGCGACGTCATAGCCCTGCGGCAGCATATTGACCGTCCCTGGACCAATGGCGATACTGTTTGGGTCCAGCGCCGGCAGGTGCTTATTCGTACCGTTCATCAAATCCGAAATCGGAACGTCGCTCGACTCGTGGTCCGCCGTTTCCTTGATAAACATGGTGAAGTAGGCCTTGATGATGGCCGCTGTCAATTCGGCATTCGTGTAGCGCCCGGTCTGCTTAATCGTTTCGATGACCGGGGCAAGTTTCGGTACACCGCGATACTGTTCAGCACGCTCATCGTGGCAAATCTGAAGGATATTGGGCATCCCCGACAGTTTGCCGCGTGCTTCGACGCGCGCCCAGGTCTGCAACTTATACATGTTGGCCGGGTCGTAATTGTAACGGTTCGACACGTAGTAGGCAACGACCTTGCCGTCATCATCGATTTCGACACCGTTGATGATGCGGTTCCCGTTATCATTGTTATGCATCACGATAGAGCCGGGAAGCGTAATACCGTCGGTACTAATTGCCCACGGGTTGCTCACCCTGGCTGCTTCTACCAGCTGGATGCGAAGGGAATATGGCATCAGCGGCCCAGAGGGCCGATACTTGAACAGTGCGAAGGCATCGCCATCTATGGCATAATCCATATAGGCGATATCCTGCATGTCGTAAAAATTATTACGGCCGAAGATATCACACTCTGTACTGGAGGCCCACAGGTCAAACTCGGCTTTTACGTTACGGCTCCATTCTTCCGCCTGCTCGGCGCTGAGGCCGAGAAGTCGATAGTTTGGCCTGGGTGCCACCTTAAGGCCGGCACCGACGATGTTGGTGCGGGAGGTGTTAATGGCCGCCGACGCAACCGGAGTGCCGAGAGCTAGGTCCGACGAGCGGCCCCGTAGAACGCCAAGATTTGCGTCGATATCGCTCTGCGGCGATGATTTACGAGGACTCCAGGCGGCGAGGCTGCCTTTGCGGAAAGAGGCACCGGCTTCCGAGTATCCGGAATTGCGTACGGCCTGCCGCGTGATATTTAGTTTCTTTTCCGTCGGCATCCGCGCCATTTTGCTGTGCTTACGTTTCTTCTTTCCCATTTCACACCTCTCAATCTAGTAGGACGAACCGTTTCGTTCGGGAGCCGGCCACGTTACCTGCGGTTCCCGCAGCCGTTTCTTCCGGGAGCGTCACACCGGATGCCCTCAGCTCGTCAATCGACTTGCGGATCTGCTGATAGTCAGCCCGACGGTTCTTAATCGTCCCGTTCTGCCACTCCTGGGCGGTGAGTACTTTCTTTTCCGCTTCCAGGAGCGACCGCAGGCGGGCCTGCTGTACCGTGTCGCTCATACGACCACTCCTTTCCGAATACAGCCATACTGTTTTCGTGTTACTTTATGGGGCGCCGCAACGGGTACCCCGTTAATTGCTTCTTCATAGGCATTCCAATCGGGCCGAATCGAGCGCATACAAGCCAGGTTGTAGACCTGAAGGTCAATCGGTTCATTACGGCCGTCCGGCGCGACGTTCTTCCACTTTTTGACGACGCGGCCGCGACTCTTTTCTAGGACTAGCTTTTCAGCTAAAAGACCACGGAAATAGCGCCTGTCATAGCCTCGTTCGTCGTCATCCGGAAAATGCATGTACTGCGGTCCCGCAGCGGTGACGTTTTTCAGCCGTTGGAGGATATACTCCTTGCCATCGTTGACGCCGAGGAGCGTCAGCAGGAGGCCTGGGAAGTTCGTAGCCTTTGCCGGCTTATAGAGAAGCGGCACCCCGAATTCGTGAGCGCCTCGAATGGCGAAACGCTGCAAATACTGACGGTCCTGACAGTATCGATAAACTTCTTCGGTGTAGTGACCGCCGCTATCGATGAAGGTCCGGGCCACTTTAAGCGTCCTGCCGTCGGCGAACGTCCATTCTCTTGCAAGAAGCCGGTCCAAATCGGCCCAGACGTTCGAGTTGGCATCCGGAACGCCAAGCAAGATGCCTTTTTCGATGCCCCAGCGCTCTTCTCCACGTCCCCATCCGGCTATTTCGTATTCCAGACGGTCATCCTGCGTATCGACGGCAGCCGTAAGGAGCAAAACACCGTCCGGGAGCTCGGCTTTATAGGTTTCACGCCGTGCCAGGAGCGGTTCCATGTCTTTGATGCCGCTGTCGGGATTGTAGATTTCCGCCAAACGCGTGTTCACGAAGGTTTTCATCGACTCTTCGTCGTCTTTGGCTTCGAGATACTCGCGGACGATGTCGTTCCAATGCACCCAAGGCGACGTAAAGGCGTTCACATGGAAGGATCGAACCGTTTTAACGCCTGGATTTAAACAAATGTACCCTTGCTTGAACGATTTGACCTGCGCTTCGTTGTATTTGAAGCCGCAGTCAGGGCAAATCCACCACACATCGTGGACTTCGTAACTCTTCTGACCGTCTTTTTCGTACTCATCGTACTCAAATTTCATGTCAGAGATAGTTACCCAGTGCCACTCACCGCAGTTTGGACACTGATAGCGCCATTCTTCCTGACTTCCCAGCATATACTCGCGCATGATGCGGCTGGTGACGTCGGTTGGCGTCGAAAACAGGCCGATAATGCGGTTCCAGAAGTTTGACGTACGCTTTTCAGCCAGGTTGACTGGGTCGCCCTCTGTGCCAGCTGACGGTGCAAAACGGTCCACTTCATCGCAAACTAGGACACGAATCGAGCGCTTCGCAAGGCCTGATGGGGCGTTAGAGCCGACAAGTGACAAATACCCGCCTGGAAAGAGCTTTTTCAGGATGGTATTGTCGCCATTCCGAGACTTTTGTTCGTGGATGCGGTCGGCCAGGACCGGCGTCATCGCGACCGTCGGCGTAAGACGTTCCTTCGAAAAGTCCTTTGAGTCTTCAACAGTCGGCTGGACCATCAACATCGGACAGGGGTCCAAATGGATGAAGCGGCCGAGGAGGTTGAAGAGGATTTCAGACTTCCCGAGCTGCGCACCCAGCATCGCCACGACTTTCGTGACGCCTTTCGCCGTGAAGGCGTCCATGATGGGGATCTGGTAGTTTTTCGATACCCATTTGCCTGGATCTGCGCCATATTCTGCCGGAATCTGACGGAATTCGTCAGCCCACTGGGATACCGTCATCAGCGGCGGCGGGGCGACTTCGGCGAGAATATTCTGCATGAGGTGTATCGTCTTCGGCGGAATGACTGGTTTAACCATCGTCATCATCCCCGCTGTCGATATCCTCAAGTTTAGCCGCGTCGAATTCGGAGAGGTCCTTTAACGCTCGGTTGATTTCTTTTGTCAACATCTCATTGATGTCTTCCGGCGTTTTGCCGGCAAGGGAGGTTGCCATTTTGGAAGGCAGTGCCAAAAGCGTTCGGCGAAACACAACAACCATGTTGCCGACGAGATACGTGATGTCTGAGGTTTTATGCAGTTCATTTTTGAGCTCCCCTAACTTCAATTCAGCAATCTCACGTTTCGCTTTTTCGTGGAGGGCTTTTTCGTCGTCGTAGGAGACGCCTTTGCCACCGTCCACGTTCCCCGCCGATTGCCGGTGCCAGAACATCAGGCTCTGCACGAGCATGATTTTACCTTCGTCGTTGCAGACCAGCTCCTGATCACGGACCAGCTGGGAGACGCGCTGCGGCGTCAGCCCCAGGATTTTCGCGAACTCCCGCTGCGAGATAATCAAATCCCGCCAGCACTTCGTTACATTCACCCGCCACCACCTCCTGTAGTGGACATATTGAACGAATGTCCATTATTGAAAAGCAAATGTCCAAAAAAGTTTTTAACTAAAAAATCATCGGGGTGGCGCCGACCCCTGCGCGGTGCTTGTTTCACAGAAGAACCTAAAATTATTATGAAATAAACTTTTAATTTCTAATAATTTTAAACTCTCAAATAATTTATGTTTTACTAAAATTCTCTCGTGTCTCGTACTAGCGTACACGCTATTCTTGCTATCCCGGCATGAGAAAAGCCACTAGCGGCGGATGAGCTGTCTTGGCTGGTGGCTTTCCCTTATGCGGTTATACTTTTCTAAGAATAAGGAGGTGTAAACTTGACGAGTTTTCCATGTTTCCTGCGTACCTGATTCCCTTAGTTCTTACAGTTTATATTATATCACTTAGTCGCAGTCTCGTTCGGTCGCATTGACTCTCATTTGGTCGCATTGAGTCCCAACTTTTGGGCCTTGTCTTTTCGATATTTGACATAGCACGGCTCAAAAGCTCTGACCGCTTTATCTTTTTCGCGAAAAAGCTGGGACCTGCTGAGACACATCGCCGCCGCAATGTCATCGATGCCGGCGTCACGGACGTAGTACAGCGTCAGTAGCTGCCGCTGTTTCTCGTCGTCCATCAAAAGCAGCATTGTCTTTGCTTCTTCTCTCCGGTCAATGAGTCGGTCCCAGTCGGCATCGACATCGCGGATTAGCTTGTCAAGCCTGGCAATCTTATTCGACAGGTCCGCTGGTTCTCCTCCGGATATCTTACTCTTGCTGTAGTCAATTGCCGACAGCGAACAAATGTCTGCTTCAAGTCGTGAGCGTTCCAGCTCTTTCATCTTAAGCAAGACGTTCAGCTCACGGACGCTGTTTAAATACGCTTCTGCATCTCCCATTACTTACCCTCCTTCGCAAGGCCATCTTTCAGGACTTTCAAGATGTACTGATTCAACGTCAAATTATGATTGTTCGCAGCGTCGATAAGCTTTTTACGCATCCCTTCGGGAAGCGACACGGGAAGATGTTGTTTCAGCTGTTCCTCTGCCTGCGGAATCGGAATCTTGCTATCTTTCCCGAAAAGCTTTTCATAGCGGTCTTCTTCGAAGTTGCAGCCGACGAAGTGCGTAAGGTCGGTCAGGCTAATCGTACCGGCCTTCATGCATGAGGCGATGCCGCAGATCTTATCATAAGCACGCTGAAGACGGACGACGCCAAAACCGAATTCGTCGTGAAGCGCCATCAGCGTGCAAGTCATCCAGTAATCAACGGACCTTGCCAGTGTCCGGTTGATAAGCTCTTTATCACGGAGTGTCGGCCGATGCGGTGCAATCAAGGCACTTCGTGACTGAAGCATGTAACCCGTGCTTGGTTCGTGGCTCAGCGGGATACGCGGCGCCCTGGCCGCTCGTTTCATCTTTCTTGCAAGGCTCAAAACAATCAGCTCCTTTTCTATGTACGGTCTTTCAAATCTTGCCACAGCTGACTTACCTGAATGCCGTGGTTATGCTGGTACTTACTCGAGTGGTATTCTTCGGCGTCCTTGTCGATGTCGTGATAATAGATCTGGCAGACTTCGACGTCTGGATAAATCAGCAGGGGCTGCACGACGAAAATCTCCAGTGTCCAGTAGCCGCAAAAGCCGACGTCGCCAAAACCTGCGGTGACGTGGATGAACATCCCCAGGCGGCCGACGGAAGACCGTCCTTCAATCATCGGGACGAAGCCGTGCGTTTCAGTGTATTCGTTCGTACGGCCAAGGTACAGCGTTTCCGGTCGGAGGAGATAGCCGTCTTTCGGTATGATAATCTTATGCGCCGATTCCCGCGCTGCCATATCTAGG